TAGTTTCTTAGCTGTTGCTACATCTCCACCTGCTTCATCAAATAGTACATCTAGGAATTTTACCTGATTTTCTGTGTACTGTCTAGTCATTTAATTCCCCAGTTCGCATTATGTTACTTAGTCTAGTAGCCCTGCCTTTTACCTGCTCTGCCCACCTACTGTCTAACATCTCAACTGCTGCATTGTTATAGTCCTCATCTTCTATGGCAGACCACATCTTCTTAAACTTATTTAAACGTGGCATACCTAGATTAAAAGCCATGTTAACACACACCATCTGTCGTGGTGCATTTAAAATTGCCACACAAGGTTGAGCAGCAAGCAGTTCTCGTTCAGCAATGCCAACATCAACACGTAAGAGGTATCTAGCACCGTAAAGTGATATTCCATTTTCTCGTAAGTCTCTCATATCATCTAGACCTATGTGTTGTAATTCTTCTAGTGTCAAAGGTCTATCTTCAATATTCCTGCCTACACCTATAGTTTCTATACCTAGACTATCTTTATATATTTTTCTTTCCATGCCTTCATCTCTAATAAGCATGTCAAGTAATTTACTTAAGTCGTACTTCATCTATTTCTTCTTAGGCATTGCAAAACCAAAGTATGCACCAACAAGTGCAGACAATGAACCATACATCATCATAAGAATACTGTCTGCTGCTGCAAACCTGTCAGGCCATATCAGTACAGCAGTAGTAGCAATAAGCATTGTAGCTAGTGCAGTCCATGCCATATAGCGTCTGTTAGATTGATATGCTGCTTTGTCAACAATTACATTTTCTTCTGCCATGTTTATCTCCTATTATTTGTACTTAATTTTATTGTTGTTTTAGAGCTACTACCCGGACTCATTAAAGATTTTATTTTATTTAATTCTTTTTCTAGTTTTTCTTTTTTATCTTTTAACTCTTGTTGAGTTGGTTTTCTATTATCTTTTACTTTTTTTCTTCTTGTTTTTTCTAAACTCTTTGCTGTACTTAATTTTTTTGATTTGTTTACTGCGTCTTTAACTGGTCCTGTTACCTCTTTAATTTTTTTTAAAAGTCTTTTCATCACACTACTCCTTTATGTTTTTATATTATATCTTTTACTTGCTTTTCTATTCTTAGTACGTGGATTAGATTTTGGTTTAGGAGGAGGTGGTGTAGGTTTAGATCTTGGTTTAGGTGGTGTCTTAGCTTTTGTTTTTTTAGTTTTATTATTAGATGTTACTTTACCAGCAGTAAAACTAGCTACACCAGTAACACCAACAGCAGCTAATCCTTTTTTTATAGCGGATCTTCTATCGTTCATTTTTCCTGCAACTATATCATTTGCAAGTTCTTTAAGTCTCTTTGGTCCTACTATTGCAGTAACTTCACCAGTTTTTTCTGTAACCCTTGTTGCACCCGGCATTACTTCTTCAGTAACTTTATCTGTAGCTCTTCTGCGTAAAGTTTCACGTCCTCCAAATTTATTTGCATTCTTTTTAAAATTTGAAATAACTTTTTTATTTTCTTGTAACTTAGCTTTTTTAGCACCTGACGTAGCATCTATAGCTTTATCAATTGCTATACTTACATCAGATAAAATACTTCTAAGTCCAGATACTCCTTTAACCATTATATTACTCCTTACTTTTTAAATAACTTAGTGGCACTACGTACCCCAAATGACGCTGCCACGATTACCGAAATGGCGTACTTATACCACTCAGGCATCAGTTGTAGTTGGCTAAACCCTATTTGAACTATGTCTTCACAGCCGGGAATGAACGCAAGCACAAGAGGTATCGAGAACAAAATTGTAAGCCACTCGTCTTTCCACGAGTTATCACTCGCTTTAGCCTGTGCTATATCCCAATCTATTTCACCTGCTGCCTGTTTTTCTTTTATTGTAGCTTCAGATCGTATTGTTACAATCTTAGCTTCCGTCTTAGCTTTCTTCTCAGCTACATGTCCTTCTAGCCACGTACCAGCTAGATTGGCTACTGGTCCTAATAACGTGCCTAGCATTAAGCTCTCCTAAACCTAGCTGTCTTCTTAGCTATACTCTTTGGTTGCTTTACATGCTGTTTCTTACCTTCACGTTTAGCTTTGGTTGTAGCAGCATACTCAGAAGATGATAGTGACTTAATAGCTTTAGCAGGTAGATACCTTTCACCTGTAGCCTTTGGCCCCTGTGTAGATGGCTTACCTGACTTAGTACGCCAATCCTGCTTTGTCCAGTTTGCTAAACTCTGCTGTGACTTAGCTCTTGCCATGACACTCACATTTACATACATCTGGATTACAGCCACACTCTATGCAACTATCGCATTTAGATTCTGACTCTACATTACACATGCATACTGGCTCTTCTCCGCATTCACATGTCATTATGATTTGTAACCTCCACCTTTTTCTTTATAACGCTTTGCTAACATCTGGGCTTTGCGTCCTGACCATTGTCCGGGTGATCCACCTTTTCCACTCGCTTTAATGCTATTAAATAATCTTTTACGCATACCGGGCTGTGTATAGTTACCTGCTGCATTTACTGTGCTACCACCACTTTTTAATTTGATAGCCTTTAATTGGTTAGACTGTTTCTTATGTGCAGCACTTGCCTTTGCCAGTTTACCTGCTACTTTTCTTATTACTTTTTTTGCTTTTGTTTTTACTGCCATTTGTCTTAACGTCCTTTGCGTATAGATTATTAAATGTTACAGATGGATCTAAGTATGTCTCGTGTCCTTCTGCTGAGTGCACCCATTGTGACGGTACAAAGTCAGGTGCACCCTCTCCAGTTCTCCATAGAGCAGGGCTAGTTGCCCTTACTCTATTGTTAGGCAGTGCTACAAAGTTTCCTGTCCAGCTACCAGCATCTGTTAAATATATTACGTGTGACTGTTTATGCTGTGCAGGATCATCTGCTATATCATTGCCTGTGTAATCTACGGTAAATAAGTATTTACCTTTATAGAGATCACCTCCTATCTTACACAACCAAGGTGATGAACTTACTCTATCCAGAATGACTGTACCATGTTCTCGTGACTCACAATCCCAAGGCTGGCATAAATGATCTTCCATTGGGTCAGGCCACTCTTCTAGAGGTATGTCAGCTACGAGTGCCTGTATCGGCATCCTCGCCCACATAGCTCCTCCATGTACATTCTCTTGAGGTCCATCTTCCCTGTCTATCTCACATCCAGTAAATACAACCTGAAAGCTAAGTGATCTGTCTGGTATGGTATTTACTGCAAATGCAATCCCATGTAGAAATTCACCGTGATAATTCTGATGGTTACTAGTGAACTCTCTACGTACCCAACAATTGAAGTGGGGTACATTGCTTATAAGATTAGGCATTATCTACGTTTAGCAGCTCCACCCTTAGACATCTTCTTTGTTTTTTTACTCATGCCACCATACATCATTTTTTTAGTAGCACCACCTTTAGACATCTTCTTTGTTTTTTTATACATATTAATACTTATCCTTTCATCATTTTAGCAACTACATCTGGACGTTGCTTTGCTAATGCTTTCAGACCGGGATTATCTTTAACCGATCCTCCTGCTGAGTACATGTGCTTCTTATTGTTTGCCATACCACCATACATCATTTCTGGTTTCTTTATAGCACCACCTTTAGATTTTTGTTGTATTCTAGGTTGTGATTCAGTTTTCTTTTTCTTTTTCTTAGCTTTTATTTTATCTATTTGTTTTTCAGCATAGTCTACCGCATCTTGTAATGAACCTTCTTTATATTTTTGAAACTCTGCTATATAGTCTTCTCGCAAACTTTTATATTCATCTGCCATTTTAACATCTCCATTTTCTAAGTGACTTATTAATCCTTGAGTTAGGATCATTTCTAGTTTTTGCACTAGTTAGTTTCTTTTTCATACCACCCATTCTAGCGCAAAAAGATTTACGTCTGTTGGCAGCTTTAGATCCACGCTTAACATTCTTAGCAGTTACAGGTGGTTTAAGATTGTGACCACCTCTTTTGGCTTTTGCCCTACCTGCTGCTGTTAATCCACCAGTAGGACTCTTATCTTTCTTAGTAAACTGTACAGGTCTACGTTTTCTACCGGGTCTAGCCATCTTTCCATCCCTCAAGTATCATAGCATTCTCTACATGTTCTAAACTATACCTAATACCTGTACGTTTCTCTATTGCAGCACGTACATAAAACACTTTGCTATGGGGTACGTGTAAATATCTAAAGGTTTTATTTCTTAATGCGTCATAAAATGACTCTAATACTCTTTCTTTGTATAGTTTTACTTCTTTTCTCATAAATGTCAAGTTGTTTCTGTAATTATTTAATAATACCAAAGCTCATTGCCAGTATTACAAAACCTGTCAATACAAATATAGCTACAATTGCTCTGGTATTCATTGGATCTGACAGTATACTGGTAGCACGTGCGTATGCTTTCTTTGCAAATTCGTACATGCCGTTAAAGAATGCTTTAATTTTCATAGATTATACTCCTTTGTATGGGTCAATGTCAATACTGGCTATTACAGCGTCTATATTTTCATGCCAATAGTTTAAAAATTTATTAATACGTGGGTATTCTGGAATAATGTCCATAGTACCCCATAAAAATTCCTGCACTAAACTACTATGATCAGGCAGGTAGTAGTAAATACGTATTAATACTGGTTCTCTAACTATCATACTACTTATTTTTAGAGTTCCATAGATCAAACAAACTCTTTACCTTCTCTTTAAGTACAATAATATCGCCATGCATCTTAGCTAGTACAATAATCAGAGTTATTATACCCAGTAAGATAGGCCATATTGTTGATAATATATCTATTACGGATAATTGATCTACCATTTAAGTGTTTCACTTTCAATGTTCACTGATGTGTTTTATAATTAAATGTTTTTTAAGTTTTTATGAAGGGATAGTTTTAATATTCACTTAAGTGATCATTATAGTGTATAGTTATA